GCACCGCACGTCATACATCACGGGAAACCGCAAGCGGTGACATTCTGCTCATACCAATGCTACATCGAATTTTGGTCGGGGTGCAGCAATTTTGCACCACTACCGGAATACATCAAACCACAACAAAGGGAGGAATCCAAATGAAAGCCATGGGATTACATAATATCGTATTGAAATACATGCAAAACCACAGAGGCGGTTTGACCGTCAAGCAAGCAATCGAAACGCTCGGCACGACGGAACTGCGAAAGATTATCAGCGACCTGAGAACGGAGGGCTGGGTCTTTGCGGATACATGGGAAACCGGAACGAACCGCTGGGGCGAACCGACAAGATACAAAAAATATGTTTTGGTCGGGAGGAAAGACAAATGAGAAGATACGACACATTTGGAATCGACATCAGGGTTCGGGTGGCAAGACCGAAATCCGGAAACACACCGGTGGAAATCACATACTATTCGGAACCAATCGGGGGATACAAGGGTATTCCGGAGGCACATCGGGTCGCAATCACATTGCCGGCGGAAATCACGAAACAGAAAATGACGGACGCCGGATTCACGAAACACATTATCAACTATTTCATAAAGGACTAAAAAATGGCAAAAATTGACGTCGTCACAGTTATCGAAGAAAGTATCAAAGTGCAGCAGGCGTGGGAAAAGTTCGGGGGCAGTTTCACGAAAGGATTATCCCAAGCATTACTGCACGCCGACATACACAACGCCTGCAAGATAGCAAACACATGGCCGGACGAGTGGCAATCGGCCCTTGAATTATACGAGGGAAAAATCAAACCAACAGAAAAAACGGAGGACGGCAATGAAGATTGAACCTATATCATTACAACCGACGACATATCGCAGCGAAGACGGCAAGCAAACGATTGTTATGAACGCAAATCTGACATTGGACGGTCTTGCATTAAAAATCAACGAGATAATCCGACATACGAACGGATTACATGCGTCCGTCGAGGAATTATCGCACAACATAACACCGAAAGGCCCAACCAGCCCGACACCGGAAGAAATGGGATACATCAAACTTGACGAGGACAGTTTGCGAAGATTCCACGAAAGCCACGAGGGACAGGAAATCGGGAAAAAATACCAAACATTTATTTCCGGACACACAACCACGAATCCGAAAATCGCCGAGGAAATTCAAAAACGCACAGAGCAAGTATGGAAAGAACGGGAAATATCGCTGGTGAATCATTTTCAGAAAGCAATCACAGGATTGCAGCGTATCGTCACGGGGGAGGAAAAATCAAGAACCGAACCGGATATGCGGCACGACCCTGAAAATCTTGGTTGCTGGGTCAATGTTCGGCTGTTGGCACAACGGGCATTGAACGAATTGACGCTGGCATTATCGGAAAGCGGCCACGACTTAAAACAAATGGAGGAACAGATATGAAAGTCGAAACAGGACACATCAAAGTTTTCAAGATAAACGGGGAAAACGTCCGAGAGGTCGTTGATTATGGAAACATCGTCATTTGGACCAGTATGGACAAGAAGAGAGTTTATATCGTGGACCCAGCCGGAAATGTTCTTTGCAGCATATACGGCGAAATCGACCACGAATTCATTATCAACCGGATATACGATTATTCCAACAGCAGGGGGGTATTGTTATGAGCGAATCCAAATCAAACTATTATGAAATGGACCTTGACGAATTGGTCGGCGAATTACATCGCAGGGACGAAATCGAAAAGCGTCTGCAAACAAAACTGAAAGTATGTATCTCGGGCCTTATCCAAATACAAAAGACGAAACCGGAAGACCCGTCGGACGCATACGGAACGGTGCAGGCAATCCATTTCATAGCAAGCAAGACCTTGACCGATATAATCGACGAGGTCGTAAATCAACCAAAAAACCAAGAGGAAAAACAATGAAACTGAAAAAATTAAAATACTATCCGGCATACATCGGGGCGAACATTATGCTCGTATTTGCGTATTTGTTCGCCGTGGTCGCAGACCTGATTGTTTTGGCGGCATTTATCATACAACACATCATTTTGGCTGTTGTATCGCCGTTGAAATGCGGACGCCTGTTCAATCTATACGGGGACGCACAGAAAATCGTCTTTTGCAAGATTGACCTTGAAAAAGCGGTCGAAAAGACAATCGAAAAATACTATCCGGCGGACCGCAAAGGCAATCGCCACCACAAGAAAGGGAAAGCGAAATGATAAACGAGGCAGCATTTGATTTGGTCGTCAATAATATGCGTGAAACCGAAACCAACAACAAGAAAGTGTTTGCCCTTTGGCACAAGGACGCATTACCGGCGGATAGTTTCACAAAGCAACTGTTGGACGCATGGGCAATCGCCAACGGGGACGACCAACAACGCCTCGCAATCGCATTTCCGCAAATCGCCGGAGCGATACTGGAATATCAAACACTACCCGAAAAGAAAAGAGAAAAATACATCGGGAAACTTATCGGGGAATAAAAAAACAGGGAGGACAAGGACGATGATATTATTCGACATCATAGCAGGGACAATCGACTGGATAAAAATCAAGACCCGTCGCAAGAGCGGTGTATGGCCAATCTACTGGTGGCCGCACAACGACAACTGGAAAACCTGCGTCAAGACACGGATAATCGAACGCAGATTAAAAAAGATTTGACAATTATATCATAATCAGGTTATAATTGAATCATAACAGGGAAAAAGAACAACAAACAGGAGGAAAGGAAATGAACGACAAAACATGGCTCGGGACCATAGCACAAATCAAGCAATGGCGAATCAAGCATAATATATCACAAAAAGCAATGGCGAACGCCGCAGGCGTCAGCCGGAACACATACGCCAGCTGGGAACGCCGGAACACAGTTCTTGGCGGTGCCGAATGTATAAAAATCAACAAAGCAATTTTCGCATGGGGGGAAAACGATTACATCACAACCCCACAAGAAAACCCACAACCAACGAATAAAACCAAAAAATCCCTGATGTATCAACTCGGGGCCGCTTGCGGCAGGGTCGTTCGTTGGATTATCAAGGGAATCAAACGATAACAAACAAACAAACAAAACAAAAAAAAACAAACGGAGGACAAATATGAAAAACGAAAACCACGGAACAATCGACAACGCACAACTGGTCGCATACATCGAAAGAATCGAACACCTGAACGAAGACGCCGCAGCAATCGCCGCCGACATCAAGGAAATATACAGCGAGGCCAAATCCGCCGGATACGACCCGAAATATATCCGAAAGATGATTGCATTACGCAAACTCGACGCCGACGAATTGGACGAAGACGACGAATTGACCCGTATGTATCGGGACGCCCTCGGAATATAATATCACAGTTTGGGTGGGTGCCTGCGGAATATAATACATCTCTCTCAAATACGCAGGTTGGCCGCTTTTTTCAATGAGTTTTTTCACGACCAAAACCAGCCCACCCTCCCGAAAAAACAAAAAAAACAAGGAAAATCAAATGAATATCACAATCAGCATTTCGTCCGTATTATGGCTCGTCGCAATCATAGTCGCAGCATACATCGGATACAAAAAAGAAAAGAAAGAAACACAAGGGGAAAACTGATATGAAACTGACAAACATACCACAGGATAAAAAGACCGAAATCCAAATCATACGGGAAACGCTGGGATACAGCCGCCCGATGTTTGCGGAAAAGGTTATTCACAAATCCGTCCCCAGTTTGCGATTATACGAACAAGGGGCAGCAAAAGTGCCGGACGGGGTTATCGCATTGGCCCGTATTTGGCTTGATTTTTATAAAACGCAAAACGGGGAACAATGACATCAGAGCGGTGGAGTGAAACGGATACATCACGTCGGGTTCATATCCCGAAGATAGCAGGTTCGACTCCTGCCACCGCCACCAAGAAAGAAAGGGGGACAAATTGGCACAGATACAATGGCACATCGAAACAAGGCCGGTGGAATCATTAAAACCACACCCGAAGAACGAACGCATATTCACCGAAGAGGGAATGCGGAATCTAAATCGTTCGATTTCCAGTATCGGTATGGCCCAACCCGTGAATATCACAAAGGACGGGACGATATTATCGGGCCACGCAAGGATTATGACCTTGCAGCAAATGGGAATCAAGACGGTGGAGGTATATGTTCCGAATCGGGACCTGACGGACAAAGAGCAGGAAGAAATCCTGATTCGTATGAACGCCAACAACGCCGGCGAATTTGATTATAAAAAATTGGAAAAGTTTTTCAGCAAGGAATTATTGGCCGATTGGGGTATGACAGACCTCGACCGAGTATTCGCAAATCCGGAAGACGCCACGGAAGAGGAAATCGAAGAATTAAAACACCATTTTCCGCAGCCGGTGCAATCATTACTGGACACAAAGGCCGGAGCGTGGCAGGACCGCAAAGACATCTGGAAGAAACTTATCAAAGATGTTGGCGAATCAAGGGAGGGGACATTATCCCTGCCGAAATTACAGAAAAACGCAAACGGAAAGCAGGAACGGGCCACCGGCACCGAATCCGGCAGCGTATCATTGTTCGACCCCGTTTTGTGCGAAACTATCCTTGATTGGTTCGCCCCGAACAATTCGATTGTTATCGACCCGTTTTCAGGCGGCAGCATACGAGGCGTCGTTTCGGCAATCAAGGGCCACGAATATGTCGGAATCGACATCAGACAGGAACAACTGGACATCAACAACGCCCAATGGGACGAAATCAAAAAGCGATTATCTTGGCCGACCAAAGACCCCGATTGGATATGCGGCGACGGGGGCGACATCGCCAAATTATACAACAAAGGAACACCGGCCGATTTTGTTTTGACCTGTCCGCCCTACTTTAATTTGGAGGTCTATTCGGACGACCCAAAGGACGCCAGCAACCAATCATACGCCGGATTTATACAAATCATGGACAACGCATTCACCGGAGCCGTGAAATGCCTCAAAAACGACAGATTCGCCGTCGTGGTTATGAGCAATGTTCGGGACGATTTTGGAGCGTATCACGACATCTGTGGCGATATTACACGCATATTCGAGAACAACGGGTGCGTGTTATGGAACGAAATCATATTATTGAACGTCGCCGGAACAGCACCAATGCGAGCGAGAAACGGTATGAAGAATCGAAAGGTTTGCCGTGTTCATCAAGAGGTGCTGGTGTATTACAAAGGCGACCCGAAAAACATCAAAAACTTGGGGGAATAAACTATGGCAGGGAATAAAATCATTTGGCACGCAGAAAAACGCAAATTGTCGGAATTGACGCCCCACCCCGAAAACCCACGCAGATTCACGGACAAGGGTATGAAAGACCTCGAAAAGTCAATCCGGAACATCGGCATGGCCCAGCCGATAAATATCACGCCCGACGGAATCATATTATCCGGACACGCACGCTGCGAAATCTTGAAACAGAAAGGCGTGGAAGAGGTCGAGGTGTATGTTCCAAACCGAGATTTGACGCCGGAGGAACAGCACGAAATCCTCGTCAGAATGAACGCAAATATCGCCGGCGACTGGGACTGGGACAAACTGGCCAACGAATACAATTCGAAAGAATTGGACGAGTGGGGATTGGATATACCCGATTTCAATCCGGCCGAAGAGGAAGAATCAGCAGAGGAAGAAGAAACCCGACATCTGCAATCGCAATTCTTATGCCCACCTTTCACTGTTTTGGATACCCGACAGGATTATTGGAAAGAACGCTTGAAATACTGGACGGATTATATCGACCCAGCGTGGCTGTCAAGGTCGGTTTGGGACCCTGTATTCGTCGAAATAATGCTGAAATGGTTCGGCAGCACCAAAACACAACCGGCAACGATTTTCCGTCCGGACGACATCATACAGGACATCGCCGAACATATCGGCCTGACAGTATCCACGGAAGAACCGGCAGATATTATACTGACGGCGTATCTTGGGGGCAAGTTTGACCCGAAATACACGGACAAGATATTCGACAACCTGAAAGACAACAGATTCGCCGTGATATGCTTTTTCAAGGACAAGACCGACGGAGCATACGAAGACACCGGCGGAAAAGTCGCAGCACACATCAAGGACCGAAATATCCACCTATACAACGAAATCATATTATGGCAGAACACAAGGGACACGGATATATTGCCGGACAATCGCAGGGTGCCGAGGGTCCATTTGGAATGCCTTGTTTTTTACAAGGGGGACATCAAAAGCATACAAAGCAATTTTTCCGAAATCGACGAATCAGCACCGGAAGAATAAAAAAACGCTGGACATTTGTTCGTTCATAGTGTAAAATATGTATCGTAAAGCGACAACGCTTGACACTTGAACGAACAAACCGGAGGAAACAAATGACTGGACAAGATTATCGAAATCAAATCGACCACATCAGAGGACAACTCTTGAGCGGCCGCATTTCATACGACGAGGCCAAAGCAACGGCCCAACCAATTATCAACCAAATGAACGAAATCGGACGGAAGATTGCCGCCAAATACGGAAAGAAACATCACGATTTCACATTTGCCACACTTATGAGATAACACGGGGGCCGGATATGACAGAATCACGCAACGAAATGATAAAAGAAATCCGAGCCACCGAAAAACAACTGGCACAGGATACGGCCCGTCTTGAATTGGAAAATTATATGGCCCACTGTATCGGGACGGAAAATTACTACAAAGACATATTATTGCCGTTTCACTATACCGACGGCGTCAAAGCGTTTTGTGAAAAATGCCAATCGTATTGGCTGCTTATGCAATTCGCAATCCTGACACGGAAACAAACGGACTATTTTGCGTCCTTATCGGTTATCGTGAAAGACAGACGGGTCAAAATCAAATTACACGACCAAAACGAAACGGTCGAGAAATCCATATCCACGACATCGCCGTCAAAAAAGAACGGCGGCATACCGGACGGCGTTTGGTTGTTTTATCACGACAAAGACGCCAAGGTCTTGATGTATCACACGGAATATTGAGGGAGGCATAAAATGGGTGATTTCTTGAAGAAAGCATACGACGACGCAGAACGGGCCAAGGCGAGCATTTGGCACACGCCGGAACAAATACCAAATCCGGACGAACGCATTTTATTTGAATCTAAAACCCACGGAATGCAATTTGGCAGTTATTGCCCCGTGGAACATTACTGTTCGAGGGACGAATACATCGACCCCGTCGGACCGGAAGATGTTATCCGGTGGCTCTACATCAAAGACATTGACGAGTGGATAAAATTCGCAACCGCAGCGAAAGAACACATCGACGGCCTGAACAGTATGATTGAATCGTGGAACTTATTACTTTTGGCAGACCACGACGACGCCACGAAATTGCGTATCTTGAAAACAGCAATCAGCACATATACAAACGAAAGGAAAAAGCAATGAACAAAAACTATCAAATCCAAGTCGGCACATTAAAAATCGCCGCAATCTACCACGAACCAAAGGGCGACCGCAAGCGTGGCAATTATTCAATCGGTATCACGAAATCCACCAAGGACCAAGACGGAAACTGGAAAGACCAAACGATATATTTGTTTCCGGAAGAAACTTTCGTCGTGGCCGATATGCTGAAAAAGATGAGCCAGTTATTCCTGCGTGCGACCGAATTTGAAATCAAACCAAAGGAACAGGTGCAGACGGTCGATGTATCCGAAATCGACAGCGTGGCCGAAGAAATCGGTATGAATAATCCGGACGATATACCGTTCTAAAACAAACGCAGCAAAGAAAGGAAAGGAAAAAATGGCTCACACATCGGAATATGTATCATTGGGACACCCCGACAAGATAGCAGATTACATCAGCGAATACATACTGGACCAAATAATCAAACAGGACCAACACGCAAGATATGCGTTGGAAATCCAAATCAAAGACAATCACATCACATACGGCGGCGAAATCACGACAACGGCAGACCTGAAACCAATCAACCATTGGATAAAGCAGGCCGTGGAACATATCGGATACACGCACAAATATGCGACCTGCTGGGACAAGGGCGACACATTGGACGCTGACGACCTCGACATCACGGGCCACATATCCGTCCAAAGCCCCGACATCGCACAGGGGGTCGATAAAGACGCTTGGGGCGACCAAGGTGTATTCTTTGGATTTTGCAGCGAAGAAACGCCGGACGGCGACGGTATCGACCACTATCTCGCAAAATTATTGGGGCAATCATTATATTACATGGCCAAGGAACAACCGGTCATTCTGTTTGGCCTCGACATCAAGACACAAATCACGGTCGATTGTATCAAGAACGGGACCGCATACATTTCGGAGGTCGTCGTTGCAATCCCAATGAAATGTTCCACATTTGCCGGACGCCATTTTATCCGGAAAGTCGTCGATGATTTTATAAAACAACAAAACTGCCGCAAGGCGAAAGGATATACTTGTATCGTGAACGGGACGGGGGCATACAAACGACACGCCAGTATGGGCGATTGCGGAACGACCGGACGGAAACTGGTCGTCGATTTTCACGGAGGCCGCAGCAGAATTGGAGGCGGCAGCCCATGGACCAAAGACGGCAGCAAGGCAGACCTGACGCTGAATCTATACGCAAACTATTTGTCGAGAGTGTATATGGAACGCACACGCAGAGAGTTTGGCGGCCGTTTATATTATGTTGAAACGGAATTATCTTGCTGTATCGGGAAATCCCACATCAGAGGAACAATCACAGGATACGACAAGAACTACAATCGGTTGATTATATTGACAATCGAGGCAGACCCGAAACCGTCGGCCCTGATAAAACATTTTCAACTGGACACACCCCGATTCGCCGACCTTTGCGAATTTGGATTATTCACACCACCACAAAACGACTGACACACCACCCACGGGAGGGGGAAACGAAAATGAAAACATCGGATTTGTCGCAAGAACTTTTGATTGAATTGCTACTGAGGAAAATCAAGGCGGAGTGTATGCAACGAATGCCACGACTTGACGACGAGCCGTTTTCAGAGTATATTCAACATATCAGAGCCGAGGTCGAATACACGCTCGACGAAAGGATAAAAGCGGCCTGCGATAAAAAATTTGGAAAAGAGGAAGAACCATGGAAAAGATAATCATTTATTTGGAGGCAATCAAGGGATTGTCAAAAGACCTGCATTACGAAACCAAAGGGGACGCATTTTACGGGAATCATTTGCTTATGGACCGGATACACGACCATTTGGACGAATATCAGGACGAAATCAAAGAGAACTTTTTTATGTATAACGAAAAGTCGGTCCCAACGCACAAGACAATCATACAGAACACGATTGAAATGTTGCCGGCGGACGATATGGACGTCAAGGATAAAATGGCGACATTGCTGGAAATAATCCGGACGGCGATATATCAAATCGAACAGACCATAAAAGACGACAAAAATCTCGACGCAGGCGATAGTGATTTGCTGGGCCGCATATCCAGCACCCTGAAAAACGACGCCGCATTACTGCAAAGAGTTTTGTTATCATAACGCACATCGGAGGACACAATTATGACACTTATGAACAAGGGCAATCCGAATCCACACAACGGGGAAAAGTTTTTCAACAAAGAAACCCCGACGGCATTTCAGAATATGCCGGAAGATGTCCGCAAACAATACGCCAGCAACGGCGGCAAGAAATCCGGCGAGGCGAAACGCAAGAAAAAGACAATCCGTGAATGCCTGAAAATGCTCGGACAGATGAAATGCACACCGAGGGAAATCGAAATCATTAAAAAAGCATTTCCGGAAATCGACGACGAAGAACTGACGAAAAATTGTCTTGTGTCTGCGGCGATGTATCAGAAAGCGGCCCAAGGCGACACGCAAGCATTTTCCAAGATAACAGAAACCACCGGCGAAAAGACAATCACGGTCGCAGGCGACCCCGATAATCCAATCGCAGCAACACCGTTGTCAATCGAAAAAATCAAAGAACTGAAAAACGAAATCGAAAACGCCTGACGAACACGACGGAGGGCGACAAATGAACGAAATTATCGAACAGTTGCGAGAAGACCCCGAATATGCCCGTGCGGTATTGGTATCCAATTTCAAACTGTTCATCAAAGTATTTCATTGGCACCAGCGACGGGAAAGATTTATTTTCTACCCGTTCCATTTGACGCTCATAAAAAAACTGGAAGACATCGTTTTCGGCCGGAACGAAAAACAGAACCTCGCAATCAGCATTTCGCCACGAACCGGAAAATCAGCAATCGTCAAGTATTTTATTGCGTGGTCGTTCGCCGTGAATAAAAACTGCCAAAACATATACACATCATATTCGGACAAGTTGATTCAAAAGTTTTCCGGCGAAATCCGTGATTTGATAAACTCGGACTTGTATCGGGATATATTCGGAATCCGGCTCAAACAGGACACACAATCGAAATCATTATGGAACATCGAGGGCGGCGGCGGACTTATCGCCTCGCCAATGGGCGGAACCATTACAGGATTCGGGGCCGGCGGTATGACGGACGAATACGCCGGAGCATTGGTTATCGACGACCCACTGAAAGCGGACAATTACAAATCCGAAACGGAACGCCAAAACTGCGTCGATTTCTACATCGACACCCTGAAATCACGCCGAGAGAACTTGGACAAGACCCCGATTATCATTATCATGCAGCGATTACACAAGGAAGACCTTATCGGCTACCTTATGGAACACGAACCGGACGATTGGGATTTTGTAAAGTTGCCGGCATTACAGGAAGACGGCACGAGCATATTTCCGGAAAAAATATCGGTGGAATACCTGAACAAAATCAAGGAAGAAAGCCCGTATCTGTTCAACGCACAGTATCAGCAGGAACCGATTATCTTGGGCGGAGGCGTATTCAAACATAGTTGGTGGCAATTTTATCAGGATACAAATATCCCGTTCCGCCGGTTATACATCACGGCCGATACAGCAATGAAGACGAACGAGTGGAACGATTATACGGCAATCGGGGTTTGGGGCCTGACGAACGACAACAAGTTATATTTGCTTGATATGGTCCATGGGCGATTCGAGGCACCGGAATTGGAATCAGCGTTCTTGGCATTATGGCAGAAATGGCAGAACGGACTCGGCAATCGCCGTGTATCAGCGATATACATCGAAGACAAGGCCAGCGGAACCGGTTTGATACAATCCCTGCGACGCAGAGGCGGATTGCCAATCGTGGCGATTATGCCGGAAAAAGACAAATTGACACGGGCATTGGATTGCGTGGGATACATCGCCGCCGGAAATGTATATCTGCCACAGAGCGAAACGCACCAAATATCGAAAGAGGTATTGGCAGAAACGGACGCATTTTCAGCAGATTTCTCTCATTCACATGACGATATTTGTGATATGATATGCTACGGTGTCCAGCAGGCATACAACCAGCGAGGGCTGTTTTGACATTTGCAAGAAAAAGATTTATAATCACATCAACCGGATACAAGGAAAGGGCAAGACAATGAAAATCAAAGACCTATTCAGAAAAAAGAAAATCGAACCAATCGCAGCAGAACCGGCCGAACCGGAACAGGAAGAGAAAGGTGTATCATACACCGATTTCTTGCGTGCTATCGGGGACCATTTCAAGGCAATCGAAGAAAACCCCGAAGAAAAGTTCAAGAAATTATTTCCTCGCACCATATCACAAATCAAGCCGATGATTATGGGCAAGGACGGAAAGACGGTCGCACAGGACAGCGACATTGGATTCGCAAAACAATTCACGAACGAAATACCAAAGGAAATGTTCGGATTCCTAAATCAAACATTTATCGGGTTTCAGGCGTGTGCGTTGTTAAAACAGAATCCATTTATCGACAGGGCCTGCACCATACCGGCAAAGGACGCAATCGCCCCTGATTACAAATTATCATACATCAACGACGCCGACAAAGAGGCGGACGAAAAAACACCGGACATCGACGAACTGGCCGACATCAAGGACCAAAGCCGCCGCATATACAAAATCAACGACATTTGCGTCCAGCACACCGTGAACAAAAAGACATACGGATATTCTTTGATTGTTCCAATGGTCGATGGTGTGGATATGGAAAAGCCATACAACATTGACGGGGTCAAGAAAGGCAGTTATCACGGAATGGCCGTGGTCGAACCATACTGGGTGAATACGGAACTTGACGCAGAGGCGGCAGGCGACCCGTCCAGCCCTCATTTCTATGAGCCGACATGGTATGTTTTGGCCGGCGGAAAGCGGATACATCGTTCTTGGGTTATAAAAGCAATCAACAGCGAGGTATCAGACGTCCTGAAACCGACATATTTCTTTGGCGGAATCCCATTGACGCAGCAGATATACGAAAGAGTGTATGCAGCGGACAGGGTGGCGAACGAGGCACCTATGCTCGCATTGACGAAAAGATTATTGGTTGTCGATGCCGACGTCCGCAATATGGTCGCAAATCCGGATTCGGTTATCGAACTTATGCAGGCCTTGACCGAATTGCGTGATAATTTTGGCGTATATGCGAAGAACGCCGGCGACCAAGTATCACAAATCGACACATCGTTGGCGGATTTCGACGCCCTGATTATGACCCAGTATCAACTGGTGGCAAGTATCGCCGGAATGCCAGCGACCAAGATATTGAAAACCACACCAAAGGGATTCAACGCCACCGGCGAATATGAAGACAAGGATTACAAACAATCATTGGTCGAGATACAGGAAAACGATTTCTTGCCGGTTATCACACGCCACAACGAACTCTATACGAAATCCGTATATGGCCGAGTGATACCGTTGGACGTCACATTCAACCCAATCGACACACCGACGGAAAAAGAGGTGGCGGAAATCGCACAAATCAAATCACAGACGGCAGCAAATCACATCAACGCCGGCATTACCACAGCGGACGAAGAAAGAGATGTTTTGCGGAACGAAGACGGGTCGCCATATTCGGCCCTGCCGGAAGAGATACAGGAACCGGACATCGACTTGAACTTTGACGAAGAGGACAAGGAAAATGGCAACGAAAAAGCAAATCCTGAAAAGTGATGTATTCAATTATTCGCCAGCCCTCGAAAGACAATACCGAATCGAACTGAAAGGGCTGGTGGATAAAATGCTCAAAGAGGTTGCGGAAAAAATCGTGAACGCATACCGGAAGAACAAATCCGGATTCACATTTGCGACCGACGGGGCATTCTCGAACATCGACGACCAGTTAAAAGACCTCGAAAAGAAATATCGTGAAATTTTCGCACGGCAGGGCGAAGAGGTTGCCAAGCGTATGGTCTTGCGACAGTTAAAATACAATCGGTCGTCTTTCACGAAGATAATGAAAAAACTTATGCCGACGGACGAGGAAATACCGACCTTGGCCGGCAGCGTTATTCCACGGGACCTCGAACAGATAATCAAGGCGAGCATAATGGAAAATGTTTCGCTGATAAAAAGTATCGAATCAAAGTATTTCGAGCAAATCACGGGGAGCGTGGCCCGTTCTATGCAGGCCGGCGGCAGCATAAAACAACTGCGGCAGGAAATCCTACACTACAACGGAATGACACGCCGTCGGGCCGATATAATCGCAAACGACCAAACACGCAAGGCGTATATGAGTATCAACCTGCGGAATCTATCGAAAGCCGGAATCCGGAAAGTCGAGTGGGTTCATTCGGGGGGCGGATACACGGTCCGAGAATATCATTATCGCAAATGGGACGGTGTATCGGGCAAGGACGACGGAAGACCAAACGGCCTGAACGGATACATATTTGACATCGACAAGCCACCCGTGATACAATTTCAACAAGGAAAGCAACCGGAGGTCAGAGGTTATCCGGCACAACTGCCAAATTGTAAATGCGTATTGGCAGCGGTCGTGGAACTTGACCCCGTTTGACATTTTGATTTCATTGTGATACATTACAACCAAGGACAGGAAATATGGCAAAGGAAATCGACCTGAACGGATTTTGGAAAATCGAAAACAACCCAATCAGCAAAGAGGGGGTGTTTCCGTATCTTGGGAAACAAATCAGCCCTGAATTGGAACCGGACAAAATCTATATGGTATATCGTCCAGCGTCGGAATTGACATCAGAAGAAACAATCGAAAGTTTCAACGGGGTGCCATTTATCGACGAACACGAAATGATTGGCGAGGGTTTCACGAAATACGACGACCGCCCAGCCGGAGGCGTATTATTCAATGTCAAGGCAAACGGCGGAATCCTGACTGGCGATTTCAAGATATACTCCGAAGAATTACAGGAAGAAATCGAGAACGGCAAGAAAGAATTGTCGCTCGGTTATCTCTGCGATTACGAATTGACGAAAGGGGTATGGAACGGCCAAAGATACGACGCAATCCAAAAGAACATCAGAGGCAACCACGTCGCATTGGTTCAACACGGGCGTATGGGGTCTGATGTTCGGGTGTATGACAGGGCAATAACAATGGACGCCTTGGACATCACACAAGAGATTTCAGCGAGTGCTGGAAGCCCGAACGAGAGCAGGGCAGAGGGCTCTCATACAGAAACCAAACAAGGGGAAAATACCATGAAATATGTTTCACTTGAAGAGGTCAAAGCAATTCTGAAGAAAGGTTTGCAATGGGGGGACGAAGAAAACCCAACCGAAAAACTGATTTCTGAATTGTTAGACGAAAAAGCCGTTGAGGGTGTTATTCCTACCGGTGATGAAAGCCCAGACGATGACGACAAAGAAAAGTCACCAGCACAGGACAAATGCGGCAAGGACGAAGACCCTGACGAAGAAAAGAAAAAAGTCGAGGACGAAGACGACGATAAATCAGACGCAGATAAAAAAGCGGAAGATGAAGACGACGCCGAAAAGAAAAAATCCGAAGACGAAGACGAAGACAAGAAAAAAGATTCTGAGGACGAAGAAGAAAGCAAGGAAGAAAATGCCAAAAAAGCAATGGACGCCATGCCGAAACAAATCCTCAAAATGATTGCAAGACGCAACGAAATCGTCAAAGCAGTTGAACCAATGATTGGAACATTTGCTTGCGACGAAATGACACCAAAAGACGCAGCGGTCTATGCGTGCAAAAAGTTGGGTCTGCAAGCCACGGAAGACGAGGCAGAACCAGTTTTGCGTGGGTTCTTGGCGGCACAGGCCAAAAACAACAAAGTGTATGGACTTGACTCCGCTGTATCCGGAAACAATTCCGGTATGGACAAGGCAACACAAAAATACTTAAAAGGAGAATAGAAATGGCATTACAATCTACTGTAAATAGCAAACAGGCATTCGGATTGGTTGGGACATTTTATGACGACTCCGCTCGCACGGTTGCCCCATACAATTTGAAAGCAGCAGCAGGCGGTGCATTACCAAAAATCGGTTGTGCATTCACCACATCAGCAGCGGCACCACACGACGCCACAATCGGCGACGGCGATGTATTTGCTGGAATCTTGGTATCCCCACACGAACAAGTCATCAGCGGCTTGGCAGCGTCGTTGGAATTACCAGCCGGAACAATCGGCGAATTGGCTACAAAGGGCCACGTCGTTGTTGTATCCGAAACAGCAGTATCAGTTGGTTATGTTGCAGCATACAACAAAACAACAGGTGCAATATCAGCATACGCTGACGCAGCGTCTGTGCCAAACACCCACGTCCAAATCGCAGGTGCGAAATTCGTATATGAAAACGCAGCGGTTGGCGAAGTGTCAATCTTGGAATTAAACTAAAATGGAGGAAGATATGAAAGATTTGAAATTATCTATCCCAGCGGCCTCCGTTCGTGCATACGCAATGGACGAAGATACTACAATGACAACCTTGGCGAACTTGGGTGTCAATGCAAGTGATTCCGCAATGCGTGAATTTATGAAATACGCACAGGACGCAGCACCGGCTGGAATTACAGCACCAAGTGCCTCAACACCGGTCCAATTCTTGCAGCATTTCTTGCCTGACGTCATCAAAGTCGTCACCAAGGCCCGTGTCGCAGACCGTTTGTTGGGTCGTGATATTGCCGGTTCTTGGAGCCAAGAAGAAATCGTTGCGACAGTTATCGAACACATCGGTCAAGCAAGACCATACGGCGATAAAACCAACGACAACATGGCTGAATGGAACACCAATTTCGAACGCCGCACAATCGTTCGTTTCGAAGAAGACATCGAAGTCGGTATCTTGGAAGAAGAACGTGCAGCCGCAATGCGTATCAACAGTTCAGCCGAAAAGCGTGTCGCAAGTGCAGAGGCATTGGCAATCGCTATGAACGACATCGCATTCAACGGATACAACAACGGAGCGAACCGCACATACGGTTTGTTGAACGATACAAACTTATCCGCTTATGTATCAGTTGCAGCAGGTGCTGGTGGAACTACAACTTGGGCCACCAAGACATTCAACGAAATCGCAGCCGACATCAAGACCGCAGTATCAGCATTGCGTGTCAAAACCGGCAGCAACTTTGACCCATACGCCGACGCATTTGTTTTGGGTATCGCAGACGCAGCAGTCGATATGTTGGCAACAGTAAATTCATTGGGGACAACATCTGTCCGTGAATGGATTGCACAAACATATCCTCGTTGCCGTGTTGAAAGCGTGCCACAATTCAGTGCAGCCAACGGTGGAGCCAATGTATTCTATCTGTTCGCAGAAGAAATCGGCGGCCGTAAATGTATCAACCAATACGTCCAAGATACATTGCGTTTGTTGGGTGTTGAAAAGAAATCGAAAGGTTTCATCGAATCATACTCCAACGCAACAGCAGGTGTATTGGTTGCACAACCAATCGGCGTTGTTCGTTATACTGGCATTTAATAAACAAAGGAGGACAAAATGCCTTATATCACATCTACAATGAGTGCGTCAGTAAATTATGCAATCTATGGCAAAACAGCCGGCGGATTGCCAGTCGTTGAAAAAGAAATCGTTATCGAGGGCGGAGCCAATGTTATGAATAAAAAACTATTGGCGACACCAAACGGCGTCGTGACGAAAGTGACCGACGAAGAATTGGCGTTATTGGAAGAACACCCTCTTTTCAAGATACACAAACAAAACGGATTTGTTCGAGTATCTAAATCGAATCCACAGGAAGATGTTATGAAAGTGGATACCAACGATATGAACGAAAAAGACGCCTCAGCACAAAGAGTCGATTCAGATTATACGAAGAAAGGCAAGAAAGCCCCGAAAACGAAATAATCAGAATCAGCGGAGGTGGCAATTATGGCGACAGAAATCATTTTGACGGTTCAGCAATTCCGGACAGATTTTCCGGAGTTCGCTGATACTGCCGTCTATACGGACGCAAGTTTGGGAGCATTTATTGACCAAGCCCTGTGCTACATCAGCACGAACAATATGTATGGACCGCTTCGGGACAAATCTCGCCTGCTTGCTCAAGAACTTATGACGGCACATCTGCAAACAATCCAAACAAGGATTTTGAGCGGACAGAACGCCACAGGACAAATCGCCGCCACCTCCATTGACTCGGTATCCGTATCACTGGTCGCACCACCAAATCGGACACAATTCGAATACTGGCTTGGACAGACGCCATACGGCCAAAGATTATTGGCCCTGTTATCAGCGAAAGCACCGGCCGGATTATATTTTGGGGGGAGCAATCAACGTCTATTGAGGCACTAAAATGAAAACGCAACTCAAAATCAAACTGGCGAGCAATTCGGCACGAAATGTCAAAGACGCCAGAGTGCGAGTTGGCTGGTTCGAGGAATCCAAATACGACGACAACACCCCGATTGCATTGGTGGCATTTTGGCAAGAATACGGAACGAAAAGAGGGATTCCGGAACGACCATTTATGCGGCCGGCAGAACTGAAAAACAAAGCGAAATGGCAACAAATCGCACTACAAGAAATCAGGAAATGCATTGAATCCGGAAGACCTTTGACACAGGCGATGACGGTTCTCGGACTGGCTGTGAAAAGGGACATCGTGCATGAAATAACAGCCCTGACACAACCACCCCTGAAAGAATCCACCGTCAAAGCAAGAATCCGTCGATTGGCGAAATCAACCACGAGGAAACCAAGCGACACAATATCAAAACCGCTGGTCGATACCGGTATGATGTTGGCCGCATTACAGGACGAATCGAAATCAGTAAAGGTGGAACCGAAATGAATTTATGGGATAATTTATTATTGACAGCAATGACCGTGATTCCACCGGAAGAAATCACATTTGAAAAATACCAAGGGATAATCACGAACCAAATCGGATATGATGTTGCTACATACGCCGAGCCAATCAAAACAAAGGCGAGCATACAATCCCACATCAGCGAGAAAATGTATCAGGCGTTCGGACTTGACCTGAATAAAAACTATCGCCTCGTGAATATACCGGCAGAGATTATCGGCACGGCAGAACAGAACTCGCCGGACCGTTTATCGTTCCACGGCCGGAAATGGATTGTCATCAAAAGCAACAACTGGCACGCATACAACGGCTGGTGTAAAGTTATCGTCGTGGAGGAAAAAGATTATGGTCAGAACTGAGAATATGATTTGGAAAGATATGTTCGATTTGCTGAACGGAATCAAGGCACGCAAAGCGTGTTTCGGTGATTGGACTATCCGGCAGGGCGGACAACCGTTGGTCGAGAACATGCAAGACAAGTCGATATACATCACACGGATTGCGTCCCGTCGATACGGCTGGCAGGCCCACAAAAACCAATGGGACGAAGAAAAACAAAAGATGTTCCACATCGAAGAATACTTTCAAGAGATTTTGTTTCAGGTATCCGCATTCAAGAAACGGACACCGGACAACATAACCGAATTGACGAGCGGCGACGTCCTCAATTCGTTTATTACTTTCCTGCAAAGCATTGACGGCGTCAAGGCAATGCAAGAAAAGGGGTTCCAAACATACAGGATAATGGAACTCCGAGAACCTGCGGCCGTTATGGACAACGACCTATACGAAAAATTGCCCTCGTTTGACATTTCGATTGTTTTGGTGCAAAATGAGAAATGTGAGATAGGGCATACCGCACAATATCAACTCAACAAGAAAGGAATATGAAATGGCAATATCACAATCAAGATATGTTCTCATTACATCAGGCGTTGGCGGAGCGGCGGCAGCAGGTCGTCGTGAACTTATCGCACGATTGATGACAACAAACGCCAAAGCACCAACAAACGGTGTCTTGGAATTTGGCGGCGGAGCAGCCGCAGCATTGAAGAACGTCGGAATCCACTTTGGAACATCAAGTGCCGAATACGCATTTGCCTCCAAATACTTTGGCTGGGTATCGAAAGACGCACGCCAAGCCGACAAGATTTCATTTGCACGCTACACACCAGCAGCAACGGCTCCACAGTTGATTTCAACACAGGACGCACCAGCATTGGCGTCTTTGACCGGAATCACAGACGGTTCTATGAAAATATCCATGGGCGGCGTATCATACGAATTGACCGGATTGGATTTTTCAGCGGCGACATCACTGGCAGACGTGGCGACAGCATTACAAACAGCAATTCAGGCGAACACCACAGGCGGCGATTTATGGACAGCGGCCACAGTATCGTTCAGCAACGGTTCATTTATCTTGACCGGCGGTGAAACAGGCGTGGCAGAAATCGTTCCAGCGGAAGACGCAGCAAGCGGAACCTCAATCAAAGATTTGATTGGTTGGTCCAACGCAGCGGCCCCGATAGTATCAGCAGGAACAGCGGCCGAATCATTGACAGCGGCCTTGGACCGTATCGCCAACACATCAAACAATTTCGGCTCATTTGCTTTCGTCGAATCCTTGACAGCAGAACAGGTCGGCGAGGTTGCTACATGGACCAACGCACAGAACGTCGCTTACTTATACAGCCAGCATTGCACAAAATCGAATTACAGCGATTTTGCGGAGGCCTGCAAAGGCAAAAACGGTGCTTGCTTGACTTTGGGCGTGGCCGGCGACAACGCACATTTTATGCCGATGTCAATCGGTGCCTGCATAAATTACAGCAGACCAGCGGCGGCGACCAATTTTATGTTCAACCAATTTAATGCGGAAACACCAACCGTCACCGACGATGCAATGGCCGACAGATACGACGCAAAGAAAATCAACTATCTCGGTGCCACACAGCAAGCCGGAAAGAATATCGCATTCTATCAAAGAGGCGTATTACAGGGCGACATTTCCGACATCGGCGTATATTGGAACGAAATGTGGTTGAAAGACGCATTTGCGACCGAATTTCTGAATCTGTTGATTGCCTTGAAACAATTACCAGCAAACGCAGACGGCAGCAATACAGCCCGTGGCGTTATGGGGGCAGTTATCGAAGAGGCCAAGATGAACGGAACAGTTCAGGCCGGCAAGAATCTGAACACGACACAGAAAGCATACATCACATCATTGACAGCCGACGAAGACGCATGGCGTGAAGTTCAGGCGAACGGTTGCTATCTGTCCGTGAGCGTCGAAGAATATCAGAACGCACAAAGCGGCCTGACAGAATACAAAATCGACTATCAGTTCATATACGGGAAAGGCGACAGCATACGCAAGGTCACCGGCTCGGATATTTTAATCTAAACCAACGGAGGAAGATATGAAAGATGTATCAGGAACAGGAATCGAAATCACAGTGATTGCCGCACCGACATTTCCAGCCGGCGTGAAAATCACTGCATTTGCCGACGACGCCGACCCATTGGATTTGCCGGAATTGCAAATCGCCGAATGGGGTATGGGCGTGAACGGGGATTTGGTTATATGGCGTGCACCGAAAGCAATCGAATTGACTTTGAACGTCATACCGGACACCGACGACGATAAAAACTTGGCAATCTTGTTTGACGCAAACCGTGTCGCAAAGGGCAAGCAATCATACAAGGACGTCATTACATTGGTCGCAAAGTATCCGGACGGGACCACAAAGATGTTGAGCAACGGGGCAATCGTTTCAGGTATCCCAATGAACAGCATTGCGTCCAGCGGCAAGACCAAATCAAAACCATACAAATTTGTCTTTGAAAACAAACTGAACTAAATCATAGAAAGGAGGACAAACTATGATTGAACCAAAAGAAATTGAAATCAGGGGCAAGAAATACATTATCTCTAAACTGCCGGCAACCGTCGGCAGGGAGGTATTATTCAAGTATCCCACATCAAACATTCCAAAAATCGGCGACTATGCCGTCAGCCAAGAAATAATGTTGAAATTGCTATCATACACGGCGGTCGTTCTGCCAGACGGGAGCAATATCGAATTGAAGACGCAATCGCTCGTGGATAATCACGTCCCCGACGCCGAAACGCTGATTTTATTGGAACGGGAAATGTTCCTGTATAATTATAGTTTTTTTCAAGATGGCACCGCCTCGGCTTTCTTGGCAGCATTAGAGAAACGGGCCATGCAGAAAGGTTCAGAAATATTGACGACCTTATTGGGACGATTATCAGCAGCGGAAAAGCAACCCTCAACGAATTGAGGACCGTATATTCGCTGGAAGACGCTTTCGTGATATGGGAGGCGGACATCGTTCCAAAGTATAATGAATATCGAGCAATCGAAGAATCAAGGAAGAAGAAATGAGTGTGGCGAGCGTATTTTCATTTTTATTCGAAACGCAGGGAGCAAAAAAAGTCGCTGGCGAATTGGCCGGCTTGACCAAAGCGGAAAAAGAAACCAAGGGTGCAGCGGATAAACTCGGCGAATCGAACGACAACCTTGTCAAGAAAAACGCTCAACTGGCGAAATCCGTGACAGGACTTATCAGCACATATTTCGGATTCAAGAAGATTCTATCAGAGGTATTTCAATTTGCCGGCGGTGGGGAGGATTTGTTGCTTATGGCGAACAACGCCGGCGTGGGTGCGGAACAGTTGGAAAGATACGGAATCGCACTCCAAAATTATGGGGGTGGTCTGTCCTCCGCTGCCTCCACCCTTTCAAATCTGAATCAGCAAATGCAAGATTTGCGATTCGGCAAGGGCGGTGCAATCCAAGAGGCCGCAATCAGATATGGAATCAGCGTGCATGGCAAAAACGGACTGGCGACCGGCGAAGAGATGTTATACAACATCGCACGCCGTATGGAATCGCTGGGCCACGCCGAGCAACTGGACCTTGGGCGGAAACTTGGACTTGACCCCTCCACGATTGCATTACTACAAGGCGGCGTCGCAAATCTGACCGCCGAACTTGAAAAAGCGTCAAAGTTTTCAATTTATACACCGGAAGACATCGAGAACAGCCGCAAATTCCAAATGGCCCTGCGAGATTTGAAACAATCGCTCGCACAGGTATGGGCCACAGTATCAAGGGCGTTGTTGCCAGTTATTACCAAGATAATGAACGTGGTATCCAAATTCTTTCAATTCCTTTCTGACCACAAGGGATTTGTTTTGGGATTCTTGGCGGCAATATCGGCAGCGTTGGCAGTTATCGCAATCAAAAGCATAATCGCCACGGCACCATTTTGGCTCATGGTATTGGCTATCGCAGCGGTCGGAGCAGCAATCGGATTGTTGGTCGATGATTTTATGACATTCTTGGAGGGCGGCGAATCCTGTATCGGCGACCTTATCCAAGGATTTGTTGATTTCTGGCATTTCCTTGTTGGCCTCGGCGAAAAAATCGGGGACTTTTTCAAGGGCGTATGGGATAGCATTATCGCCACAATCACAGGCGTATTCGATTGGATATTGAAAAAATGGGAAAAAATCAAACGGTGGATTCCATTTATCGGCGGAAAGGATACAGAGGAAACAAAAATCGTTGAACAAGGTATCACAACGATACAGGCCACACAAACGCCACTATCCACAGCGGCGAATATGTCGCCAATCAACAACAACGGAAACAATTCTTTGCGAATTGACAATATGACCATAAATACACAGGCGACCGACGCAATGAGTATCGCCGGCGACATCGGAAACGAATTGAACGGTCAAATGTCTTATATCATACCGCAAACAACCGGAGGGAACGTCGCATGAACTTTCTATCATTCAACCTTGCATTGAACGTCATCGGCCTTGCCACGGATACAAAAACGGTGGCAATATACAAAGGGCCGAAAGAGGTATTGGCCGGATATTTTCTATTGTCGTCAAGTATAATGTCGTGCAATGTTATTGACGATTCGAAACTATGCGAACACCCGATTGAATCCGGAGCGGTTATCACGGACCACAAGATATTCAATCCGGTTGAAATCGACATCAGATTATCATTACCGAATTACATATATCGGTCGGTGTATAAAGAACTGCGACAGATATACGAAGAATCGCCGAAACTGCGTATCAAGACGAAAGCCGGCTGGTATTCGGATATGGTATTACAGGGCCTGCCACACGAAGAAAAACCGGAAAACTTTGACCGGATTATATTCGATTTGCATTTCAAGGAGGTCAAAGAGGTCGAACCGAAATATATCAAACTGGCAGCGAACAAATTGAAAAACGCTGAAAACGCCTCGACGAAGAAAGTGGGCGACAACGCAACCAACAGCAAAAAACGGGTGTCAATCTTGAAACAAGGCAAGAACGCCGTCACCGGAGCGATTGGAGGGCTATTCTGATATGATACAAATTGACGTGCAGCAATTACCGAATCAAGAGTTCGAGAAAGAAATCGACGGGAAAAGATACACAATCAAACTCCGGACATTTCACGGAATCACATTGGCGGACATCACAATCGACGACACGGTCGTGAAGAGAGCAATTCGTGTTTGCCCGAATGTTCCAATCATACCATACAAATATCTCACGCAGGGCGGCAATTTCGTATTCTATTCGATAGACGGTTCATATCCACATTACACACAATTTGGAATCACACAACAACTCGTCTATATGACGGACGAAGAATTACAGGAATTGCAGCAAGATGAAAAATAGAAGAATCATTATACAGTTTGACACCAAAGAGGGCATGAAAGAACTGGACGGAATCGAGGTCAAGTTCTCGGTGGAAAAACTTGCGTCCGCAGTTATGAACAAGGCGGACATCGACATCTGCAATTTGGCGGCCGAAGACATCGAATACCTGACGACATACACAAGTCAATTCATTGCCATTGGGCAACACAAACGGGTTCGCATATTCGCCGGATACGAAGATACCGGCATATCGTTGATATTCGACGGCGACATCGTGGAGGCACGCCCGACCAACGGACCGGACCGCTGGCTGAAATGTAAAGCATTATCCGGATACTACAACGCCCGAACACCAATCAGCACGGTTGTGCAAGGCACGCAGCCAATCAAAAATGTATGTGCGGCCGTGGCCGGATTCCTGAATCTATCGCTGAATTACATGGCGACATCGACGAAGACAATATCGGATTTCGAATACACAGGCGGCAAGACGAAAGCAATCAAAGAATTGAACGAACTCGGCGACATCATAGCATACGAAGACGACGGGGTGCTGGTCGTTCAGGACCAAGGGCAACCAAGAACGGACATCGGGATTCGCCGTATCGACGAAACATCGGGCCTGATAGGAATACCGAAACCGGACGCAATCGGGGTTGAGTGTCAAGTATTACTGGATAACACAATCAAGATTGGGCAGAAAATATATTTGGAATCGACAATCATACCGTCGGCCTGCGGCGAATACTACATATACGAACTGAAACACAGCGGCGATTTGCGTGGCAACGAGTTCTATACGGAAATCAAGGCGAGGAGGATACGCAATGTCAAAGCAGACGAATAATGCACAGACCCCGAATTACAACGCCTCCAATCAGTTTTCTATGGCTGGGATACTTGAAGAGGTGTTGAAAAACTATTCGCTCACGCTGGAAAATTGTTTGCCGGCGGTGGTTGTATCACACGACCGGTCGGCGAATACGGTTGTCGTCACACCAGCAATCAAGACCGTATCGACAGACGGCGAGGCGTCGCAGCGAGCGAATATCACGCTCCCCGTGCATATTTTCGGGGGCGGTGGTATAGTTATATCAACACCGCTCAAAGCAGGCGACACGGGGTGGATTATTGCGTGCGATAGGGACATCACATTATTCAAACAATCGCTCAAAGTATCGAATCCGAATACATACCGGACACACAAATTGGCGTTTGGATTTTTCATACCGGACAAGGTCAAGGGATTCACAGTATCCGGCAGCGATACAAATGCGTTCTTGATACAAACGCTGGACGGCAGCACGAAGATTGCACTATCCGACGGCTTGGTGGAAATCAAGACCGGAGGCGACATCAAGGCAGAATGCTCCAATTTGACAATTACGGCGTCCAGTTGTAAAATAACAGCAGAAACAGAAATCACAGGGAACGTGAATATCACGGGCGACCTGACGGCGACCGGCACGATTACCGGCACGACCGATGTTATCGCAGCCACATTCAGCGGCAAGTCGCATATTCACACCGGTGGAACGATACAAGGCAAGACGGGGAGTCCGACGACATGATAACATTTGCGACAGATTCAAATACGAACGATTTATTCTTGGACGGATACCACAACATTGCCACCCGAACAGATGTTCAGGCGGTATTGAACGTCGTTGCGAACGCTTTGCGGACATTACAGGGCGAAATACAACTGGACACCACGATTGGCGTTCCGTATTTCGAAACAATTTTGCAGATACAATCGCCCGATGTATCAGTATGGGAGGGATATATGATACAAGAGGCCGAGAAAGTGCAGGGCGTTATCAGGGTCAATGAAATGCGTTCCAAAATCGAAAACAACATACTTTCATACGAAATGGAAATCCTGACCGAATACGGCACAGGAACATTGAGAGGATAAAAAAGGAGGCCGGCAAAATGGCGGATTTATACGAATACAATACAGAACAAGGAATAATCGTTCCGGATACAGACGAGGTCAAGACCGACGTCGAGAACGAATATATGTCCGTCTTTGGTTCGGACTTGGATTTATCGGCCAGCACACCGCAGGGCCGCCTGATTGAAATGGAGGCATTGGCACGGCAACAGGCCGTCGGATTATGTGCGTTGATTGCGAATCAAATCAACATCGACTATGCGACCGGACAATACTTGGACGGAATCGGTGCTTTCTATGGGGTATCACGCTTGGGGGCCACAAGGACACGAGTTTTGGCAACCGTGACGGGCGTTCAGGATACAATCATACCAGCCGGCAGCATTGCGGAAACCACCGCAGGCGACCGATTTTATTGCGAAAACGATACCACGATACCGGCAGGCGGCAGCACGACAACATATTTCTTGGCGGAAGAATTGGGCGAAATCCCTTGTGCGACCAACAGTTTGACGAGCATTGTATCGCAAATCATAGGTTGGGAATCCGTGGATAATGGGGCCGCAGCACAAATCGGACAGAACATCGAATCGGATTTGGCATACAAACAGAGAATCAAGAACACGAGATACAACGGCAATTCCTTGATACAAAGTATCCGTGGAGCATTAAATCAGGTTGAAAATGTAAAATCGTCGTTTGTATATGACAACGGCACGAGCCAAGCGATAACATACGACGGAATCAGCATACCGGCCCACAGTATTTTGATTGTTGTGGACGGCGGCACAGATTACGACGTCGCAGCGGCGATATTACACAAGAAATCGTCAGGGAGCGGATATACATCTATCACAGACCAAGCCGTCACGGTCAATGTTCCGGACGGAGCATACGGGGTCAATTATCCGGTTATATTCAATCGACCGGAACAACTGGCATTTGACGTCGAAATCGAGGTCGCACAAAATACATACACAGGGAGCGATTTGGAACAAGCGGTCAAAGACGCAATCGAATCATGGGCGAACGGCGAAATCGCCGGCGTGGACGGATTAAAAATCGGACAGAACGTCAGCCCGTATGAAATCGGGGCCGCAGTATCCGAAAAGATACCGCAGATATACATCAAGAGCGTGAATATCTGTTTGCACGGGGGAACACCGGCAGCAGCAGAATTGACCTGCACCGTGGCCCAAATCTACACAATATCAGAATCAAATATAACAGTGACGGTGGTGTAAAATGGCGAAGAAATACGATGTCGATTATGAATTGAAAGGGTTGAACGATTGCTTTCTATGGCAATACGACGCAGCCACACGGTTGAAAGGACTTTTGAGCAAGAAACAGCAATTCTACAAAAAAGCCGTTTCGGACTTTTGGGACAAATGGACGAAAACCGTATTCAACATCGACACGGCGACAACATTTGGTCTGAATTTATGGGGTGCGTTCTTGGGCGTATCACGACCGGAATACATCGACCAAGGGCAGACGATACAATTCACGGACGACCAGTATCGGACGGTTATCAAGGGCCGCCTGATGTTGATGAACAGCAACGGGTCCGTGCCGTCGATAAATCAGTATCTGAATTATCTGTTTCCGAACAAGGCGGTGTTCGTCGTCGATTACAACGATATGAGCATAAACCTTGTATTTTATTACACACCGACGGCGGAAGAATTGGCAATCATAAATCTTGACGGATTCCTGCCACGACCAGCCGGCGTGAACGTCAATTATAAAATAATCCCACCGGACGAGGTGTTTGGATTTTACGGGCAAGAAATGGCACCAATGGACCAAGGGACATTCTTGGCATAGTTTATATCAGAATATAATCTAAACTGTTTGTGTATATTTTATCGCAATCTGTTTTACACAAAAAAACTGAAAAAAACGCTGGACATCTATATCATAATAGTATAAAATATACCCTGTAAAGTGGCAGGGTTGCCATTTTCTGAACAAACAGAAGAAAGGAAAAAACAATGACGACTGAAATCGTTGAAACGCAACAGACCGCAGTTGCGACAAAGCCGACAGATACGGCAGCGGTATTCATTGACAAATTGAAAGAATCTTGGACTTTGGTATTGCCAAAGGTATGCACGCCGGAAAGATTCGCACGAGTTGCATTGACTTGCCTGCGAAAGAATCCGAAACTGGCCGCAGCGATAATGACCAAAGAGGGAAGATTATCAGTATCGGAACAATTTATGAAATGTGCCGAACTTGGAATCGAACCGGACGGACGCCGTGCGTATTTGATACCATACAAGAACGAGGTCCAGTTGATAATCGACTACAAAGGGATTGCGGAACTGGCTATGCGTTCCGGAAAAATCAGCAACATACACGCCGACAAAGTTTGCGAAAACGACGAATTTGATTACAACGTCGGCCAAATCGAAAAGCATAAAATCGACTTTAAGAGGGACAGGGGCCAAGCATACGCATATTACGCAATCGTCACATTCAAGGACGGGACGAAAAAGTGCGAGGTTATGAGCAAGAGCGACATCGACAAGATACGCCGCCGCAGCAAATCAGCAAACTGCGGACCTTGGGTCACGGATTACGACGAAATGGCGAAAAAGACAGTATTTCGCAGATTATCGAAATGGTTGCCATTATCGCCGGAAATGCAAAAAGTATTGGACATTGACGACGAAGATTTCCGCAAAGGACATCAGATAGTCGATGTTCCGGTCAATCCGGACATCGCACCGGAAGAAAGATATAAAGCGGTGGCATTGGCAGCGGACGCCGAAACGGAAACAGAACCGGAGGCGACAGACGCACAGGCCGAGGTCATCGAAGACGAGATTCCTGAATTTGCCCTTGACGCAAACAAGGACAATGAGGAATAATGGGGGACGCATACAGGGGCAGGATTTATTCCTTCCACTTTTGATTGTTCAAGATGTTTTCTCCGACATTGAACGAACCTGCCCCACCCCATTGAAAAAAAACAATCAGAACAGAGAGGAAAAAAAATGAGTATCACAAAAAAAGAACTTGCCGATAAAATACAAGAAAGATATGCCGGTTGCGGATATTCGTTCGAGATTACCGGAACCGCAGACGAAGAATCGAAATATATCCACATCGTATTCAAATTATCGCCGAAATATACCTTGACCGCACAGGCGGACACGGACTGGGAAGAACGCACCGACAGCGACCGTTTGATATACGGATTGACGGTTTGCAACGCAAAGGAAAATCCGAACTGGATACGCTGCAATCTTGATTTATGGAACGATACCGAGATATTGTTATTCATGACAAACTGGGCCATACATCACGAATCAGAGTTTGAGAAAATGATTATCGAACACGACGCATTGGAAAAAGCGGTCAAAGTTTTGGAAGACCAACAGACCGAACTCCGTCGAGCATTTGCACGCAGCGTCAATGAATACAAGAACGAAGAATAATCGACATCATAAATCGAAAAAAGCGGCCCAGTTATCCGGAGGCCGCTTTTTCCATTGAACAAACAGAACGTCTGGAAAACAAACGCTGTATGAAAAACTATACCGAAAAGAAAAACAAATGTCAAGTGGCCCGACCCCGTTTGACTTTTTTATCTGATAGTTGTATCATATACGCAGCAACAGAAAGGAGCGACAAATGATAGCATACGGATATGACGACAACGGATACTACACCGGCGAAAAGAATTGCCAAATCGACCCGTTGGAAAGCAAACGCAAAGGCGAATTTGTATATTTATTGCCAGCACACGCAACATGGGACGAACCATTGCCTGAAAAAGAGGGCTATCGTGTAAGATTCGTCGATGGTGCTTGGACATACGAAGAAATCCCACAACCGGAACCAGCACCGGAACCAACGCAGGAAGAAAAAGAAGAACAGGTCCGAGCAACCCGTGACGCATATTTGCAGCATTACGATTTCACACAGTTGCCCGACGCACCATTTACAGCGGAAGAAAAAGCGACCTATGCGGAATATCGCCAGTATCTGCGTGATTATACCAAGGGCCAAGATTGGTGGGAACAGAATCCGGCCACATACGAAGAATGGGAAACAGCACATCACCCAGTGAACGGATAATATATCACGAACAAGAACCGAGGGGGACGGGAAATGAGAGATGATATATGCGTATTTGCGTGTTTCGACAACCATACAGGACGAGCAGAATCAGCGTCAAGGCGTTGATTTGAAAGCGGAAAAACTGGGCCTGCGAATCGACCGATATATCATTGACCGTGTATCCGGAACGAAAGAACCGGACCAACGCAACCTTGGAAAATTATTGCGGCGAGCCAAAAGCGGCGACATCATAATCATATCAGAGATGTCCCGATTGGGCCGCCGTCTTTTTATGCTTTTTCGGATACTGGAAGATTTGTTGAACAAGGGCGTTGAGGTATATTCGGTCAAGGAAAATTTCACGCTGGACAATTCATTGCAGAGCAAAGCGTTGATATTTGCGTTTGGGCTTGCAGCGGAAATCGAAAGGGATATGATTTCGGCGAGGACGAAAGAGGCGTTGGCATACCGGAAATCGCTTGGGGTTGTATTGGGCCGACCGAAAGGCAGCAAGACGAAACATCACAAACTGGACCCATACAGAGAAAAGATTGAGAAATGGCGAGAAAAGGGTTGGAGTAAAGCGAAAATATCACGCAAGACGAAAGTATGCGAAAAGACGCTGCGTCGGTATATGGAACGCAATTCGCTCGTTT